GATCATAATAAACTTCACCAGTTCCAGCAGCAGAATTATAAAGAGGAGATTCCGATGTGGTTTGTCCGTCTTTAATTGTAAACTGCCAGAAATAGCAACCACCAGTTACGTTGAAGATGGCAGAACGAGGAACAGTTACAGATGTTGGATCTGGAACGTAGAGAGGTCTGATCGTCGTTCTACGAAGGTCATAACCAACAAGAGAAGAACCACGAGGGATAATCGCACCACCTTCTGTATTGTTGAACTTATAAAGAACGTTATTTGGATTGGAAATATCAAGGATACTATTATCAGTCCAAGCATTTAGAGCTTGATCAAAACCAAATACATCAATACCATTAGTATCTACAAGACCTGGACGGTTATCGATATAGTGAATACCAGGCATCAGCATGATGCTGAACTGGTCAAAACGGTCATTATTCTTACCAGGAAGGTAAGAATATCTTGCGATTTCTAGAAAAGCACGCTGGATACTTTTGAACGGGGTGATTGGTGAATTACCTCTGTTCGATAACGCATCTGTTGCGTTAAAATCATCAGGAGAAACATATAGATACTTACCAGTTTTTGAACTGATAAGGTTGTCCAGACGAGTTAATGGCATGATTAATACTGACCGTATGATTTTACTTTATCCTTGGATTTATTTATACACCAGGATGATACTTGTCTCGTAAAATCAAAATTCTGGAGATTTCTTTAACACATAGAAAAATGTAATTAAACTGTTCTTTCCAGGTTACATCACCACGTATTTCTTTTAACATATTTTTCTCTATAAACTCCCCCACCTGGACTCGAACCAGGAACCCCAGAGTTAACAGCTCCGTGCTCTGCCAATTGAGCTACGAGGGAATGAAAATTAGTGATTATCTAAAAGATATTCAACTGTGTTTGCGACATCATTCATCGCCATTCTAAGATCTGATTGTTGACCAGATTCCATTTTAATAACTGGACGATGATCATCAATCAAAGTCCAACGCCATTGTTTCATACTAGTACAATACCACAGATTAATTTTCATGTTTAAAATGTTCTAGTTTAATCCAATTAAGAAGAGCATTAAGTTCTCCTCGTTTTTGTTCAGTCATATCTTGACCTTTACTAAAGAGGTAGAAGTCAATTGATTCAATAACGTTTTTTCTGTCTGTTTGTGAAATGAGTGACATAATAGAGTAAAGAACTCATGGAGAATAGGAGACTCGAACTCCTAACCTTCGCCTTGCAAAGGCGCTGCTCCACCAATTGAGCTAATCCCCCGTTTCCTCTGTCTAGGAATCGAACCTAGTTTCCATGTGTGTTGTCCACCCGTCCTTACCAATAGACTACCAGAGGATTTGGGAGCGGGCACAAGAATTGAACTTGTTCCTGAAGCTTATGAGACTTCTGTGCTACCTTTACACTCGCCCGCAGTGTGTGAGACGGATATGATGGTCCCGTCTCGTATGAAAGATCCGAACATTTCCAGACCTTTCAAGAGCCCCATAACAGAATTGAACTGTTCTCTGCAGTTTACAAAACTGCTGCATCACCACAATGCTTATAGGGCCTGTCTATGATAATCTTGACGTGCTTTTTCACGTCTATTTACTCTGCCATTACCTTTATTCTTTGACTTATATGTAGAAGTTTGCGAATGACAGTTTGGACAGATAAATCTGAGATTATTGGGACTATCATTATAGGGGTTCCCATCAATATGGTCAACCTCTAAACTGATTGGGTTATTGTTCCACTCAGTAATCCCACAGCACGAACATTTATAACCGTGTGTTTCTGTGAGATATTCTTTTAGTGCTATTTTGCCAGGTTTTTTACCGCCCAACAACCACTCATCAATACGTTGTTTCTTTTGAAACTCTTGTTGACATGTATTAGAGCAATACTTACCAGTTTTATTTGCTGGGTTGTATTTAAACTCTGTTGAGCAATAAGCGCAAGTTCCCAACATAGTAGACCTTTTTATTTTATTTATAAGGTCTACATTCTAACAAATTTAAACGCTCCCCAATCTGATCCCCACACTTTTTGATGTGTTTCGGCATGTAATCCTTTATCAACTACATGATACTCATCTTTTGTAAGAGTTACTTCATTTTGAACATAGGTTTTTACACCCTGCCAATTGACCCAACACTCACAAGTAGATGTACCCCCGTGGAACATTTCAGGTCCTGTCTGTGTCATAATAATATCACACCCTTCGCGGTATGTCAAGATCTCATCTGTGATGAGTTCAAGGTTTTTACATTCCGCGAAACGAAGAGGCTCTTCGATCTCATAATTTTTAAGACGAAATTGCCCCTTCTCTATTTCAACGTCAATTACAAACTGACGGTAAGGGTTATTTAGCAGATAATTGTATGCTTGTTCGCCATAGAAACGAAAATCGGAAAGTTTCCGATGTTGTACCCGAATATGAGCATAACGAGTGGGATGAGATTGTGCTTGCCTTTTATTGGCAAAGGTTCCTTCTAGATATTCAAGAAACTGGTTCATCTGGTAAAACTTCCGGATTAATTAAATCTAATTCAAAAAGAACGGGATGGCATTCTTCAGCAATCAAGTAATCAGAATAACGGAAGATATCTTCCATAGTATATTCTTGATTAAGTGCTGCTTCTGCTAAAATCCACTTATCGTGTTTTTCATGATCCTCAAGAATGTCAAAAGCAAAGGGTATATTCTCAATATAATACATCAAAACTGGTTCGTTGTCAACAAAGACATGTTTCCGAGTGATGGTGTATTTGAGAAGTGCCATTACATTTGACTGTTTTAAATCCTGTAATATTTAACAGGAACTTTTATTTTTGCCACGATAAGTTTCTGTTTGTGCGTGGCAATTGGGACATAACAAACGAAGATTTTCTAAACGATTATCATAATTGATTCCGTTTATATGGTCTAATTCTAATGGAGCAGGTTGACCGTTCCATTTTGTTATGCCACAACATTCACACTGATGAACTTTTATCCCTTCCTGAAGTAAACGATTTTTTAGTTTATAGGATTGGTATGGGTATTTCCTATCCAAAACTAAAAGTTGTTCTACAGGTGTGCGGGGTCCAATAGATTTGCCTTTGTTCCAACCTTGACCGTTAAAATGAGAAGTATCTAATCCAAGATTTTTAATCCTGTTTTTAGTAGTGGTATAGTTACCACCAGCTTCTTTAAGTCCAAGTTTTTTAAGAACCTGCCTCATACTAGTAGAAGAAGCAACGGCATTTTTGAACTGTTCTTCAGTGTATTTCATAGAAAAGGTAAACGCTATAATTATTTATAAAGTTTACCTTTTCCATGGGCGTAGTCGGACTTGAACCGACAAGGGATACTCCCGTGACATTTTAAGTGTCATGTGTTTACCAATTTCACCATACGCCCAGGTAATGAGACAATCATAGCAGGTGTTGCTCGGATTGTCCAGTGCTCCTTGAGGGGATCGAACCCACCTTAGGCGAATTATGAGTTCGCTGCATTCACCAGATTGCTAAAGGAGCAAATAGGGATACTGGGAGTTGAACCCAGACTAACCCGTTATAAGCAGGCCGCTCTAACCATTAAGCTATACCCCCATGAAGCGATTAAAAGGTTATAATCGCTTCATATTCGCACTAATAGTTTCGCTTTGAGTGCTTGCTTGCGTTTTTTAGCCTGGCGCAATGCCTGAGGTTTCAGACTACGCTTCTGCTCTTTCTTGCTGTGGTGTTGCCAGTTGGGAAGCGTAGTCATCGGTCTCGTTTGATTACCTAGTAATTATAGCACATACTATGTAGGTCGTACAGGGGGTGTGACAATTTTTGAACTGGTCTGGGTCTTGACAAATGCCTTGAGCTCAGGCGTCTCATTCCATTCCCAGATTTCCTCGTGGCCCTTATTATCAATTTTTTTAAAAGTCTTTTTCATGAGCTATACTCTGTTGAACCTTGGACAGAGTTATTGTACTGGGTTTTCTGAGGTTTGTCAAGCAAATCAGTTGAGAAGAATAAGGGCACCTCTGAGAGCAACATTTCCAGTTGCGGTGACATTTACATTTGATCCTGCTATAATATCAATTCCGCCAGATCCGGCAGTGATATTAATATCATTTGTTGTTGATAGATCAATTCCAGCAACGCTGTATCCATACAATCCACCCGTTGTTGCTGCTAGCGTAATATCTTCTGTAGCAGCAGTAAATCTAACTCCACCAAGTAGTGTGCTGACTTGATATGTTTCTGAGCGATCTTTAATCAATGGAGGAACTGGTTTTCCGCCAGCAATTATTTGTTGGGATGCTCCACCAACCCACTGCTTATAATCTCCAAGAATTTTCCAGTTCACATGTCCAGGAGATATCCAGTTAACAGAGGCACGAGGATCAAATTGTAAATTAGTAGTCTCAGATGCCCCGAAGGTCATCTTTTGACCGGTCACAACTTCTTTATCATTAGTTGTGACTTTTTCCACACTTCCAGCATAAAGTTCGATTGTTCCAGCACCATTATTAGCTTGTATTTTTACTGTCTGACCTGCTAGAATAAGTTCTTCTGTAGCTGATATAATAATCTTCTGTGCGTAGATGTGCCTTTCACATCCAGTGGCACTTTCAACAACATCTCCATACGCAATAATGTTTAGTGCTTGTCCTTCATCATCAGTTCCAGCACTATATTCAATATCTGTTCTTTCAAGATGCTGTTGTTGTTGACCATAGGTTCTAATTGAAAGTTTTCCACTACCAGCACCAATTTCTGGATCATGAATACCAGTTACAATCTTAATACTGCCAGTATTGTCGAATGTAATAAACCCATCACTAGGACCGTCAATTCTTAGAGCACATGTTTGTCCGTCAGGAAACATTCTCTCATAGATTTCTGATCTCGTGAGAGCACCTTTGTACCAAGTGTTATATCTTGGCGAAGATGACAGTTCCTGAGTTTCATCTGGTGTGATAGATTTTGCTGGACCATTTTTGTATAAAGTATCGTATACTCTTTTACTGGCAGCATAAGAATAATTCGTCATGGGCAATCAACGTAACGTCCAGTTCCAATCTTCGTGGAACCAATAGTAGATAGTGCTTCTGTATCTAGGCAGGCAAGAGATGGCAATAGTTTTGCTCCATATCCACCACCACCGACAACAATGATTTCTGGGAATTTATCAAATGTTCTTTGTCTGTCGAGAACACGAGCACCAATTACAAATCCATTATCATCAATTACTGCCTCGGCAACATTAAGTTCACCATTTACATAAACGTCTGGTTTCTCAGTATAACCAATTCCCGGTCTGATCACAGTAAAAGCATCGATGATACAACGAACATTATTATCAGTTGCCAGATTTTTCTTGTAACCATAACCACTGGATTTCACACGAATTTCTGTGAGGAAACCATTTTGATCTAAGAGTGCTGTTGCTGTAGCTCCAATTCCAGATCCACCAACAAACACATATGGAGGTTCTGCCCAAGGTGATCCAGGATTATCAATTGGAATTTCGATAATTCCGCCATTATCATCTGTAATAATTTTGTTTGGATTGACAGTTGGTGGCGTAAATTCAGTGAACACAGTTTCAATACTATCTCCAATACCAGTATCATAATCATCTAGATTTGCTCCATTTCCATCGTCAGGAACAATTAACACACTAATAGCAGCTCCAGTCCCATTAATGGTAAATGTCAATGTCTCAACGTCTTCTGGTTCGCTATCTTCTTCAATTCCTACAGTTACACGAGCAAGACTATTATTAACTACAAAACTTCCGGTTAATTTACCACCAATAATATCTTTTGTTGTTATTCCGTTACCGGACAAAGTGTAGTAAGCGATTGTTCCATTTTTAACGTTTGTAGTATTGATTGTGTAGATAATAAACTCACCTTCTTTTACTGTTGTTTTATCAGCAGTAACTCTGTACAATGGCGATAGATTACTGCCAGACTGTGATGGATCCCCGTTATCTGGTCCAGTTTCTGGGAGGTCAACTTCATCGGGAGGAAATACGTTTGATATTGTTTTTTCTGGATTTACGTCTTTTGGTGTATAAGGATTTCCACGCTCTAGTACATTTCTTTCAACAATTCGACATCTTCCAATGTTTTTGGCAAAATTAGTTTTTACATCACTTGTTGATGTTGGAGTATTTAATTTAAGAGAAACAAAGAAATCCTCCTCTCCTTCGGATACAACATCATAAAATGTTTTAATGGTAATTTTCTTTTGAGTTTCATTTGGAGCAAATCCAAGAATACCTTGATCTACGAGGTAATCGGATCCTGGGGTAGCAGTTCCTTTTGTGAGAGTTTTGTAAGTTACAGAAGAAGAAACCTCGGTATAACCAGATCGTGATACTGTAAAGACAGCATCATCTCCTTCTTCTACATCAATATCATCAATCGTGTATGTAATTTTTGGAGCTGCCGTAGACGATCCTGTTCCTCCCGTGATTGGAACACCACCAGTAAATCCTACAGTTGTTACAAATAAAGGCAATCCTGTGTATGCTTCATCGCAGGTGTATTGCGTATAATCAGCGCCAGTTGCTGGAAATAGATTATCAATGCTCGATAAGAGATTATCTAAGAAGTCTTCGTCATTTTCTCCTTCTTCTTTGCTTCCATCAACGCACACTTTTTTGTATTTGGCACATGTCTGATCTGGACCAGAGCAAGAAATTCCCAATAGATTTAGCACAAAGCTAATCGCACCACCAATAATATCCAATGGACCCGAAATTGCCTGAAGAATTTCTTGTAGAGGACCAAGAACCGCATCTAGCAGTTCATTCATTAGTGAATTAATCTTCGATAGGATACCATTCACGAGAGTGTCGATCTGACAAGCGACAGAACGATAGATTTGATTGACAAGATCCATTAAAACATTTGTCAACCATTCTGCTAAGCGATCTCCAAGATCAGCCATCCTACATCCAAGATCTTTGAGGAGATTATTAAACCACTGTGTAACTGGAGTTAAAACATTTCCTTCATCTGATGGATAAATGAGTGCTTTAATTAAATCATTTACCGCTGCTTTTAACTTGTCAATAATAAATCCTTTGACTTTGGCAATAAAGTGGCGAATAATCGTTAAAAATTTATTGACATATCTTCTAACAAGATTGACACTGCTATAAACTGCTCCGGTTGATTTGTTGATTAAGTAAGATCCAAGATTACCACCATTGTTCTTAATCTCATTAAACAGTTCTCCCAGGATACTGGTCGCTTTTGTCTTTAGATCCTCTTTAGAGCACTTTTCTGCTACAGTCTGACACCAGTTTTCTCTGCTAGCTCCCTCTTCTTTTCTTGTGCTTACAGGTATTCTTGGATTGCCATCTTTATCGGTAGTGCCATCAGGCATTCCACCAGTACTCTTATTTGTCTCTTCTGATGGACCACCTTGTGGATTTTCTGGAGCTGGTTGACCGTCAGTTGCTGGGTTTACTGATGACGGGATAGCAGTAGTGAATGGAAGATCATCGGGTCTGGCATTCTTTACAATTGTCGTTGCGCCAGGTGTCTGACCGATAGATCCCATGATTAGTGGTTTCTGTCTTTCATGATCTAAATAAAAACCAACTACCCAACACCCAGGTTTTAGTTGAGAGTTAGCTCCACCCTCATTTCCTGGCATGAAAGGTACTGTAACGGGCATCATTACATTTGCCCATGGTAGATCCTTAGTATCAAGCAACTCTTTACTCTGAGGATGCTCGCCAACGATCCTCACCTTATAACGGGTTCCTCCCTTGTTATTAGGTTCGTCAGCAGCAGTTCCTTCTACTTGTCCTACCCACCAATTGAAACCATCGTTCCCAATTCGTTGAGTTGGTATGAGTTGTGATAATAATGGATCCATATCACTCAGTTATCATAAATTCTACATTCTGGTGCGTCTGGGTTAGCATCACAATATAACTCCAATGGAGTTGGATCTTTATGCTGATTGGGATGATTTTGCTGATATTTTTCCAAAGCAGCAAGTTCTTCCTCAATATGTCTACGTGATTGTGATGATGTCTGTGGATCATCTAGTATTGATCGATCCTTTTTAATATGTTGTTCTATACTATCCATCTTAGTATTTTCTTGATACATTATTTAGTTCCATGCTGCGATACCCTGTTCTTAATTCCATGAGTATCTCTAGCAAGACGAAGAGTTGTAGTAAATTTACCATTTGTACCAATTAAAGTATCATAGGAATGTGTTACTTCCATAATCAAATATACTCCGCTATATTCTGGATCATATGGATTATCTTTAGCAAATTTTCCTGGTAATTTATTTGTAATTCGAATATCAATTTTATCTCCAGCACAAATTTGAGAATTCCCAGGTATTACCACCGTAGCTCGTTGATTTGATAAACTTTGATATCTAGCAAGAGATTGTGCGGCATATTCTAAATGTCTATCCGAATATGGGGACGGATTTGTTGCTCCATCTTTATCGTAAGGAGACGCCGGTTTATCTTCATTATACCAAGTCTCATGATCTAAAAGCATTGACATAATCTTAGTTGGATAGTCCGCAAGTGTCTTATCGGAACTCAATTTTACCGTAGATGGTTCTTCCTGACTGCCAAGATGCTTCATATCATCAAAAGCATCTTTCATA